TGCGCAGGATCACGATGCCACGCGAGGCAGTCGTAGTCGAGTCGTCCCAAGCAGCCAGGTAGGAAGCGATCGCGCCGCCATCCTTGTCCGTCTCCGAGATGAAGAGGGCGGTCTTGCCGGCGTTGAATTTCAGCTTCCCCGCGGTCGGGTCAGTTTCTTCAGTGTTGGTCGAGTGTTCATAGCGCAGGGAGGCCCAGCGCCCTTCGGGGCCTTCAGCGGCGGCTTCTTTCGCCGTCTTCCACCTGAGCCCGCCTTCCGCGGTCGAGTCGGCGACAAGGATCTTGCCGTCCGCGCCGACGGCGAGCGACCGCGGCGATTCGACCCCGTCGGCTGTGACCAGAGTCCCCTTGCCAGGTTGGAGCAGGCTTGTTTTGAGGAAGTCGGATATGACTTTCCCGCTGCCGGGGTCGTAGCGCAGCACGTAGGCAGAGCCGCCAATCGGACCGCCGCAAACCACCAAGACCCCGGACGTGGAGTCTTTGTCACTGGCGAAGACCCTGACCTCGGCGAGCCGGGAGGCGTCTTCGTGTTCGGGGTCACCCGGCCAGGCGGCATCTTGGCCGTGAACCGTCAGTCGCAATTCGTGGAGGCCCGATGCTTTGTCGAAGAGGCCGCGGATCGTGGACGCCGCCCTCGCCTTACCTTTGCGTAGCCATCTCAGCCAGAACTGACTGGTATCGCCTTCACCCTGATTCTCGCCCCTGCGAGCGACGTCGGCCGGCTGAACCGGGAACCATTGCTCAATCGTCTCGAAGTTCTCCTGGGTGGCCGCCGACTGCCGCAGCAGCTCGCCGAGCAGCTTGCGCAGGCCCTCGTCTTCGACACCGGCCAGGGCCTTTGCCTCGACCGCAGACAGCCGCGGAGGGCCCGAGCGACCGACACGGGCCTCTACGTCGCGAGCCGGGAGCGGCTTGGTCACGATTTCTTCTCCGTGGCCGAGACCCTCGACTCGCGCAGGTAGCGCGTGAGCCGCTGCACCGACCACGGCGCTTTACCGGAGAGCTTGTGGCTGAGCACCGTCGCCGTCTGCCCGAGCTGCTTTTGCTGCTGAGCGACGACGGGAGCAGCGCCGAGTTTGAAGGTCTTGGCTTTGCCGACCGCCTTGAAGTCCTCGCCGATCGCCACGTCCACGTTCCCCGAGCCCCAGAGCTTCATCTGCGTCAGCGTCTTTTCGTCGGGGTTGCCGATGTCATACCCGCCCGACAGCCAGAACGGTTCCATTTCGACCACGGGATCTTCGTTGGTTTCGGGGGTGAAGAAGAACACCCCCTTGTGGCCGGCACCGCCGGAGAAGAAGAGACGCGGCACACCGTTGAAGGTGGAGGCCCAGACCATCGCACCGTTCGCTTCGGTCTTCCAGTAAGTAGTGCGCCCGGTGGTCAGGTCCAGTTTCAACACCCGCTTAATCAGGCTTTCACCTGCTTTTTCGGGGAAACCGGCGTAGAGGCAGTTGCCCATCTCGAGCAGGAAGCCTTTGGCCCGCGCCCAGGTCGGAAAGGCCATGCCGCCGAGCGTCGTCCGCGCATCGCGCCGATCGGTGGACAGTTCGAGCGGATCGGTGACCCGGATCGGCGGCCCCCCGCTCGTCACCCAGATCCCGTCCTGGGCGAGGAAGTAGACGCCGTCCTTGCCGACCGCAAGCGGCTGGGAGTCGGCACCGAAGAAACCGAGCACCTGCGTCCCCAGGTCGATCGTCTTGAAGTTGAAGATCGGCTTGCCTTCGATGTCTTCAGAGATCCCGTAGAAGACGAAGCAACACGTTTCCTTGAAGACGAAGACGTTGCGCCCGTAGGTGCAGATCCCGACGATCTGCTCACCGTCGCCGGGGTTCAGCTCCACGAAGGCGGTCGATTCAAAGGACTCGGGCTGCCCGGGTTCGGAGAAGAAGACGTGCGACGGAGATCCAGCCGCGCCATTCGGGCCGCCGGTCAGCGTCGTGTTCGCGTAGACGAGCCGGTTGGCGCCGTCCTGCCAGGTGGCGAGGAAGTTCGCCCGCGGCATATCTTTGGCGGCGACACCGTCCACCGTGGCGGTCGGCGACGAGAAGGCGCCTTCAAAGAATTTCCGTACCTTTTCTTCCTGGTTGGCGATGTAGGTGACCGGGACCAGGACGCTCGAGCTGATCTTGGCGAAGCTGAGCCGGCCTTCGTTGACGGCGATCGTCCCCGCCCCCTCTTCGCCGGCAGAGTTGATCCAGGCCAACACTTTGCCGCGACGGGCGAGCACCGAGAAAACCTCACCCAACGGCACGAAGTCAACGCCGTGCCCGAAGATCCGGTCGTAGGCGGTTGCCGGCGCTTTCGTGGTCAGCGCTTTGACGCCGATCCTCGAGCCGAGCACACCGTTGTTGTCCCAATCGACGTCGAGCAGGTCGATCGCGTCGGCCTCGCCGACCATCGCGGGCGGGACGCTGAGCTGCAAGCCGCCGAAGTTATCGACCGAGATCCCCGGTTTGGGAGCCATTAGAGGTAGTCGTTGACCGTGCCCGTGCGGACGATCGTCTTCGCCGAGTCGTAGTTGACCCGCAGGCCCCTGACCATGCTCTTGAGGCCGCGGTCGTACTCCTGGCGGACGAACTGGCCGGCCTCGTAGTTGTCGGTCGTCTTGTAGGCCCTGACCACGGCGCCGTCCTCGATCACACCGTGGTAGGCGGCCGGGATCACAGGTTCGTCCCCGTCGGCGACGAGATCGGCAACCTCTTTCAGGTAACGGACGAGGAAGGTGCTCGCGGCGTCGGCCGGGTAGACCTTCAGCGTCGTGCCTGACTCGAGGTACCAGCGATCGGCAGAGCCTTTGCCGGTCAACGCCGGATCCCAATGCAGCAGCACCGCCCGCTCGACGTAGCTGAGCAGGGTTTCATGAGTCACGTCGGTCACCGAGAGAACGTGGCCCAGGTCGGCGATCGCCAACGGGGTGAGCCCTTCTTTCGTCGCTTCGAGGAAGGCCCAGGCCCGGGTGTCAATGATCTCCCGGTAAGCCTGGTTGATCCAGCGCTTGATTCGAGCTTCGCCGCCGGTATCGGTGGCGATGTTTTCAAAGCCTCGAGCGACGACCTCTTCCTGTAGCTGTTTGAACGTCACTCGAGACCCGCACTCTCCGCGGCCCGCTTCATCCGACGCTCGGCGGCGATCACCGCCGGCACCTGAAGGTCGGTGCGCTTGGTCATGCCGCCGTCGCCGTTGATCCGCCGAGCAGCCCGATTGGCGAGCGCCATTTCGTCCACCCTCTGACCGGCTTCGTGCTCTTTGGCCCGGCGCTTCGCCTCGCGGTGCTTGGCCGCGGCTTCCTTCTTTGAACGGTGAACCCGGGGGTTCCACATATCGTTGGCATTGAGGGCGTCGAGCAACCACGCCCCCGGCTCCCGGTACTCACCGTTGGGACCGATCAACGGCCACCATTCATCGAAGGAACCCGGTACGGGTTTGCGCAGGTGCCAACGACCGGGATGATCGAAGTCGTCGGCGTTTTCGTCCACCCAGACGATCGACAGAGTCGGGTCGATCCGTCGCAGCTCCTCCGTCCAGATCCGCGCCATCTCCATCTGCCCGTCAGCCTGCCTCTCCATAGAGGCATTGACGCGCTCGTGGGCGACGTGGTCTGGAATCAGGAGATCGGACACCCGGTACCTACTTCCCCAGGGCGAAGACGCGAATGACCACTTTGGAGCAGTCTTTTTCTTTCGCCAGCTCTTTCCCGGTTTTGGAGTCGTTCAGGTGAATGAGCATTTTTTCGGCGTCGAAGAAGGCACTGACGACCGGCGTGGCTTCGGCTTCGGAACCGTTCTTGACCTGGCACCACCCGGAGGTGACGCGATTGAGCTGAAGCTGCGCAGCGGTAACCGGCTCTCCACCTTCCGCGTAGGAGTTGTCGAAGGTGATGTCGGTTTCGGTCAAGGTCTCCGAGCCCGGCACCTTCTGCGTGCGCACGGAGGCCGCGGCAACGGCGGCGAGGGCGAGGAAGAGGCGAATCAGGAACATGGTGACTCCTTTTTTTGTAGGGCAGACACAAAAGAGCCCGCCCCCGGAGTGACCCAGGGACGGGCTTGGTGGTTAGGCGAGCTGCGTGAACTGGCCCAGCGAGTTGCGCCGGTTGGTTGCCAGCTCCACGTACCACTCGAGCGATCCGTAGAGGAACGTCGAGTTGGCCTGTGGCATCAGGATCCCGTTGCCGTACTTCTGCGTCAGCCAGTACGGTTTCTCGTCGCGGATCATGAACAGGTTGTCCTTCTTGGCGTAGGTGAAGTCGCCATCGGGACAGTCCTCGTGGGCCTGGACGCGCAGGTTGCCGATCATGATCGACTCCCCGTCACCCGTGTTCTGCCCATCGACGCCCTGGAAACGGACCTGTGGGTAGGTCTCGTTTTCGAGAGCTTCGACCTGCTTCAGCGACGTCCATCCCCAATCGGGGTTGACGCCCTTCTGCCGCACCTTGCGACGGCCTTTGATTACCCGCTGACGGGTGATCGCGCCGCCGGTCGCGTCGGCAAATGCCGCGACCCAGCCCGGCTCCGCTTCCGGTTTGATTTCCCCGAGAGTGGAGGTCAGGCTTGCCATGTTGCGGAAGCCGTTGATCGAGAAGGACGTTTTGCCCGATCGAGAGTTCTTGATCGAGATGTTGCCTTCTGTTTCTTTTTCGACTTCTTTGTTGATCGTGATCGTGGGTTTGGTTTCGAGGTCGCTGTAGGCGGTGATTTCGGCACCGTCCGCGGCTTTGGCCTCTTCTTCTTCGGTACCGATGTCGATTACCTGGCCGATCGGCAACCACTGCTGCCGCGTCGCCTCGACACCCAACCCGAGCGCGCCGGTAATGGCGAGTTCGAGCACTTTCGTTTTGGCGCCACCCGTTTTTTTGATCGCGCAGATGAAACCTGACTGATCGGTCACGAGCTGACGCACGATCTGTTTCTGCGTGTCCGAGATCTTGCCTGAGACCTCGGTATCGACCACGCGCGCGACGGCCTGACTGTTGTTGCCAGTCCGCTTGATCGCGGCGGTGTCGATTTCGATGGAGTTGAACGCCCGGCGAAGAGTCCATTTCGCCTGGTTGGTGTTCTGACCATCCGGGGGGTTCGTTTCCCGTGATCCCGTCGGGGGGACCATCGTGAAACCACCCGAGCGGCCGGTTTGAATGGCCGTCAGGGCTACGTCGCCGATCATCTGATCGGGGTCCTTGACGCCGAGCTGCTTCATCAGTTCGTCGTCTTTGAGGAACTGGACCTCCAGGTTGTCCTGGGTCCAGCCCTCTTTCAGCGTCGCTTCGACAACCGTGATGTCGGTGGCCGGCATATGACGCCTCCTTTTTCGTTTACTCCGCGGACCCCCGTGCTGCCTCGGCCGCCTCGGCCATGCGTTTCACGCGGTCCTCGGAAGTCTCAGTGGACAGGTCAACCTCACGAGTGGCCGGTTTGCCCGGGCGAAGCCGGCGTGGTGCCTTCTTCGACTCGAGCCATTGCTGCTGCCGGGACGACACGATCCCTTCGAGAAGGTCGATTGCGGCCTTCACGTTGGGTGCTCCCTGCTCGTCGCGATATTCGTCGGCGTACAGGTAGAGGAAGCCGATTTCTTCCTCCGAGAATTTGTGATCCATCTCATTCTCGAGGGATTCGATCTGCTCCGCGATCGACCGATCCTCTGCAACTTCCTGGGATCGAATCTGATCCATGTGCTCACGTTCGGCGAGCTGCTGCTCGAGCCGATCGACCCTCTCATTCGGGTCGGGCTCGAGGAACTCCTCGCCGGCAGCGAACTCCTCTGCGTCGTCCAGATCCCAGCCGAGTATGCGGAGGATCTCGGGTGCCCGCTGCGGGTCCTCGAGACCTTCCACGATCGCCTGGTACTGCTCTGCCTCTCGTGCTTTCTCAGCGACGGTCTGAGTCTTTCGGGTGTAGTCCGCCTGCAACCGCTTTTCGGCGGCTTCGGCAGCTCTACGCGCCTCCGGGTTCTCGATCGTGCTGAGATCGAAGTCCGTAAAACGCTCGGACTCCGGCTCTTTTCCCTCCTCGCCTGGCTCGGGCTCTTTGCCCGAGTGGTCGTCGTCGGGAGGCGGCTCGCCCTCTTTCCCGGTGGCCTCCGTGCCGGCCTCGTTGAGGAGTGCTCCGCTGCGCCTCAGCTCGTGCTGCTGCGCCGGCCAAGCCGGTTCCTCACGTCGGGCAAGCTCGAGGACGTCGTCCAGGTGAGCGAGTGCCTTGGGCTGATCCTGCCGACCGGCAGGGGCCTCTATTGCTACGTGCATCGTTGCTCCTTTACTCGGGCGAGTGCCCCTGCGGGCGGGTTCGCCATTTGCCGAGTGCGTGTCGCGGGTTCGGCGTAAGAGTGTTACTGCGGGGCCTGCGTGGTGGTGGGCGATTCGGCCGGCGCAGATCCACCGGCGGATTCACCTTCACCGCCACCTTCGGGCCCGGGCTGGGAGGGCATCGGTTTCGGCCCCTGGGGCTTGGCCGCGTTGCGGGCGCCGAGTTCTTCGGCGCGCTGCGTCTGTAGTTCGTTGGCGCGCGCAGCGTTTTTGGTTTCCTGGTCGATCAGGGCGCGGTAGTAATCCATCGTCGCCTTCTGATCCTGGGGCGGCAGGTGGTTCCACTCGTCCGACTTCATGAAGGTCTCGATCCGGAGTTTGTGGATCGGGATGTTGTCGAAGGGCCGCGGCATCCAGCCCGGCACTTCGGTCTCCATGACCGGCACCCCGGCCGAGCCTTCTTCGCCGGTTTCGGGGATCGGTTCCCCGGTGACGGGATCTTCTTCGGGCGGCACTTCTTCGGTCGGTGGCTGCTGCCATTCGACTTCGCCCGTGAGCGGGTCTTTGCGGGGCACTTCCTCGCCGGGGAAGACGGGCCGATCGGGAAGGTCCCAGAAGGTGCCGAAGCGGATCTGGCTGATGATGAAGTTGACCCGGGCCTCGTCCTCTTCAAACGCCTCGTTGAGGGAGTCGATGTCGCCGGAGCTGAGCGCCCGCAGGACGACCTCTGGCGGGAAGTGGCCGGGGAAGAGGCCGGTCGGGCCGGCGAGGGCCATGATCTGCTGTTCGACCGCGGCACGGGAGCGGGCTTCGAGCGTCGCCGAGTTGACCCGCACGTCTTTCTGGCCGCGCAGATCGGCGCCTTTGAAGTCGGCGATCGTCTCCCAGCCGGTGCGCCCCCGGAACTGCATCAGGCGCTCCTCGGTGTAGTGCTGCTGGACCAGGCACAGGGCGTCGCGGCCGAACGCCTGGTGAGCTTCGGCGAGGTCTTCGAGGAAGTCCTGCCAGGCGACCGCGTCTTTCTGGGCGAGCCCTTCGATCGCTTTGCCGGATTCGACCTGGGAGGGGACGGCGTTGTCGTGAGCGATGAAACCGAGCTCAGCCTGCGCGCGGTCCTGGGCGTTGCCGAACTCGCTCGGCATCGCCGGCATATCGCGCCACTTGATTTCGCCTTCGGCCCAAGCGTCGGGGTCGATCTCCACGACCGCTCCGGGCTCGTCGTTTATGACGCCTTTGATCGCGCCCTCGGGGGCCATGATCTGCGGCACCAAGACGAGCTGTAGGTACTCGGCCGCCTTGTTGGCGCCGTAGTCGTACTGGCGCATCGACTCGATCATCGACTGCACGAGGCCGCGGTGGCGATCGCTCGAGCCGTCGATGTTGTAGACGACCCGATGCAGGCAGGGAGCGTCAACGACGCGACCCTTCTCGTCCAGCAGCGGGTAGTCGGCCCGGGCGAAGATTTCGTGACCGTTGGCGAGCCAGAGCCGGTTGCCCTTCGGGTACTTGGCGCAGGGGCGCTCGAAGAACTCGGTGACGACGACGAGGTTGGAACCCTTCGGTTTCTCGCGGCCGGAGATGATCGCGTTCTCGTCGGCATCGGCTTTCAGCGGGCCGCCGAGAAAGTCGGGGTCGGCTTCGAGCGAGTCCTTGGGGACCGCGTGCTCGATCGCGATCCAGGGCGAGTCCTCGTACTCGACCCCCGATTCCCACATGACCTCGAGGCCGTTGTAGACGACGGCTTTCAGCTCGCCCATGCCGACCTGATAGGTGCTGCCGTCCTCGGCCGTGGCTTCGACGTAGGGACCTACCTGTGAGTCCCAGGTCGGGCCGATGAAGGCTTCCTCGGTGACGAGCACGTCCCAGACGAACTTGCGAAACGCTTTCTTCAGTCGCCAGGGCCCTTCGTAGCCGGCGATCAGGATCTTCTTGCCCAGGCGGGAGGCCGAATAATCTTCGGGATCGCTCGTGGAGGGGACCACTTCATAGCCCGGGATCCGCTGGGTGGCGCCGGAGACCTTGCCCTTCAGGATTGGACCTATCAGGTCGCGGCTCCGGCGCACACGGTGGTCGGGCTTGTCGCCACCCTGGGAGCGGGGGACGGTGGACTGCTCAACGAGCTTGAGCCCGGATTTGTCCACGGAGACGTAGTGGTTGCCGTTGGCGAACTCGATCGCCTCGCGACGGCGGGGGGCGACCTGGGCGAGCCGTTCGCGACCGCGTTTAAGCCGCTTCTCGACGTCCTCGGGGGTCTTCTGAGGTTTCGCCGGGTTGACCTTTTCGAGCGCCTTGCCGGCGGCCTCTTCGACCTTCTCCATGACCGGGATCGCCATCAGTCAGCCTCCTCGGCCTCTTGTGCGGCCTTCCACTCGGCGAAGCCCTCGTCGTCCTCGGCCGAGAGCACCCTCACAGGCGCCCCCTTGCCCTGCCGCCGGGAGGAAGCGGTCAGGGCAGGAGGAGTGCTCCCTCGCCGCGAGAGAAGGCCCTGACGCTCTACAGCGTGGGCTTTCTCTCGCCAGGCGATGTAGGCCACGAACACGGCCACGCAGACGAGGGAAGGGAGGTCCATCTAGGCGAGCGGCTGGTAGCCCAGCGTGTAGGTCCATTTGCCGGCGCCCGAGTGGGTCACTTTGACCCGCCAGTGCCGCGGGATCGGTAGGGCCTGCACTTCGTGGTTGGCGACCGCCGCCGTCTCTGCGGCTGCGGCGTAGACCGTGAAGGCAAGCGTCGTGCCGGCGCCGAGTTCTTCGCCTTTTTTGGAGACGGCGAACGCGGTGATCGGGACGTACTTGCCACTCGCCTCGTCCTTGGCTTCGACCACGAGTTGCAGGGTCTCGGCCGTGGCCGGCGCTTTGGTGATGTCCAAGAACAACATCGCCCCGGCATCGGAAGTGTGCGAGGTGATGTCGTCGGTCGACGTCGTCGCGCCGCGTTCTTCGGAGGAGAGCAGGGCGATGTCGGTGCGCATCGCTTAGCCCTTCTTTTTCGACGTCTTCTTCGACGTCTTGGCCGCGGAGGACTTCGTGCTCTTGGCCGTGGGCTTGGCTCGCTTGGCCGCCTGTTTAGGACGACTCCGGTGAACCCGTTTGCGAGACGCGGCCGGCGGCTCGGGATCCGGCGATCCTTCTTCGTCGCCGTAGAACACGGAGACCTGGGCCGAGTCCGGCGAGTAGACGGTGAGACCGGCCTGGGGCGGGTCGAGCTTCAGCGATTCGCCGGCCAGTGTGTAGCCGACGGGCTGACCGTCGATGTCGGTGACGATGATCGAGCCGGTCGCAACGGCGAACTCCCTGACCGGGGTGTCGATCGTGCGGGTCTGACGGGGGTTGTACGTCTGGTTAGCGGGCATTGGCAGCCAGCTCCTTTCGATTGATTGCAGCGGGGCCGGCTCTCTCTTCAAACTCGGCCGCCGCGTCCAGTGTCGCTTGCAGGTCGTCGGCACGCGCCTTCTCGTGCTCGTGCCATTCCTCGAGCTGCTCTGCCTTCCCCGCGCTGACCATCCCGAAGAGGTCGCGGGCGGCTGCTTCAATTATCAAACGGTCGATGTAGAGCCGCGTCGGTTCGGGACTGTCGATCACGACGTTGAAGTCAACGATCTCGCCCTCTGCCCGGCCGGACACGACACACGCTCGCGGCGGGTAGGGCAGCGGGTAACACTCTGGGTCTGACGTGTCGATAAGCCTCACGCTGGACTTCCTTTCGCTAGCTGTATTTGCCCATTACGCCGCCTTCACCCCTGGGCCGTTTGGGCGCAGAGGGCGCGGCGGTGCCGGGAACGTAGATCTTCGAGGCGGCGTTGGCGCGCTTTTTGCGCGGCAGCGGGCGCTCCATGCAGAGGTAACGCTTTGCATCCATCAGGTGATCGTCGCGCTTGACGACGCCGAAGCTGCCGTCGTCGTTTGGTTCCTGGCGATAACGACCGCGCTCCCAGAGGACTTTGGTGCAGTTCTCGCCGATCTTCAGCAGCGGGAAGGCCATGACCAGCGGCTTGTCCCCCTCCTTCTTCGGCGCGAGAGTGACCGTGTGCTCGAACCGGCGCATGACTTCAAAGCAGCCGGTTTCGACGTCGTTGGAGCGCGCTTTACGGACCCGGATCCCGGCGGCCTTGTACGCCTTGTCCGTCCTGATGTTGGTCTGCACGTTGCGGCTCTCGGCGGCCGGGTCGATGATCGAGCGCTTCGGGGCGCCGGTCCCCCACTCAGCTCGTTTGGCGAGGATTTTCTCAGCCGCGTTTTCGGGGACCGCCCAGCGATCGTGCAGGTACAGCTCGTCGTAGATCCAGAGCACGTTGTCTGAGTCGAAGCCGCCGAAAATCACCGCCGTCGTGCCGATCCCCGGGTCGATCGACTCGAAGCGAGTGAGGCTCTGCACGAACTCCGGGTCCAGGCGCTCGCAGACGTGGAGGTCGCGATCGAAGCCTTCGTAGACAAGCCCCTGCGCGTGAACGAAGTAGCCGGACTTGCGGGCCTGGCGCATCTGCTCGGGGATTTTTTCTTCGGCTTCCCGCTTGCCTTCCTCGTCCAGGTGGGGGTTGTCGTCCTGATCGGCGCGAACCAGGATCATCCCGTCGGAGAGCCACACGTCAGGGGCGACTTCCTCGCCCCTCTCTTCCCACAACTCGTCAAAGGTCCAGCCGAGCCCGTGGACCGGGGAGAAGGTGAAGAATTCATCGCCGCGGAACTCGACCAGGCGGTTGACGTTGGCCTGCCGAATCTCCTCGCCTTTGGCGCCCTTGGGTTCCTCGTCGTAGTGGATCCGGTGCCTCGAGGTCCCCCCAAACTTCGAGACGTCCTGTTCGCAGGTCATGAACTCGATGAAGTTGCCGTTGGCGAAACGCAGCTCGTGATTCTTGTCGGAGTACGCCTCTTCCCAGGAGCCCTTGTAGAGCTGAGCCGGCGGCACCCACTCACCCAGGGTGCGGAGGATTTCCTGCTGACCGCGGCCGAAGTCGGGGGTAATCAGCCGGCAGAAGAACTCCTGCCAGATCTTGAACTCGCGAAGGTGGGGCGGCAAGACCTCCTCGTCAACAGCGTCGATCAGGTCTTGAAGGATGCCGGTCACCGACTTGCCCGATCGTTCGCCGCCCAAGAAGACGCGGGTTTTGCGGGGGTAGGTGTGAAACGGGGTCTGCTTAACGTGCGGGTAGTAGTGCAGCAGCGGGTTGACGCGAAGGCGGTCGATCAGCTCGCGAAGCTGGGCCTGGACGACCGGGTTGGCGAGCGCCGCCGGATCGTCTACGCGGATCTTCAGACCGGGCGGGAGTTTGGAGAGGTCGAGCGGCTCGAGCGCCGCGCTCATGCCGGCGTCGGCCAGGGTGGGTCGAAGCAACGCCGAGCGCGATCGAGGAGACGACCCAGAGCACCGCCGATCCGTCGCGGAGGACCTGAGCGACGTCTGTCGCGGCTGACTCGAGCGGGCCCGCGCGACGTGTCGCCGGCCGCCGGCGTTTTGTCGTCGCTCGAGGATCCCGACGACGTCACGGCCTAGTACCCGGGCTTGCCGTGTGCGGCGAGAGAGGCAAAGCGCTTGGCGCCGAGCTTGCGGCGGCCAATCGAGGCGGCCAGAGCGCCGGGGTTGCGGACCCCGGGGCGGCCGGCGAGCTTGGACTCGAGCTGGTCGAAGCGCTGCCCCGAACCGAGTGGGGGCTTGGCCTTGCCGATCGCGCTTTTGATTTCGGATCTGCGGCTCATTTCTTCTTCGCCCCCTTCTCGATCTTGCGTTGGATGCGGTCGGCGATCTCGAGGACCGCCGATGCGCCGGGTTCGGACTTCGGGTCCGGCCTGGCGGCCGAACCAACAGCAGCAGGTGGAAGCGGGGCCGGAGAATCGGGCGGCGCCTCGAGGCCGAGCACTTCACGGATCAGCTCAGCGCGCTTGACGCCGCGGTTGCGGGCAAGTTCGTGGAAGCGACGGTCTTCGGCCGGGGAGATCCTGAAGCGGAAGGTGATCGAGCGCACCGTGTCCCGATCCTCGCGGCGCGCCATCAGCCCTTCTTCCCGTGCTGGGAGACTTTGCCCGAGTTGGCGCCGCGCTTGCCGCCGACGTGACGACGGCGATGGCGGCGCACCGTCCGGTAGCGGCCGACCCCGCACTCCTGGCACGAGGGGCCGTGGCCGAACTGGTGCTTGCAACGCCGGCAGCGAAAGCTGCGCGGGCGACGTCGGGTCTGCATGGTCCTCCTAGAGGGGATCGGGTGGATCGCCGGGCTCGGGCCAATCGTCGTCGGTCGACGTCGGCTTGCCCAGCGGTACGGCGGTCGTCGTCAGCGCGACGGGGGGCGTTCCTGCGCCCCAGACGATCAGCTCGACGTTCTCGCCTTCAGCGATCTGCTGACGCTCGCGATCGCTCAGCTCCCAGGTGGAGCGAATGACCGGGTTGTCCAGCTCGTCGGTGTCGCGGCAGACCCAGAGGTCGTTGTCCTCGGTGCCGCCGGGAAGACGAAAGACGAAGTCAGAGAAGTGCGTCCGGCGTGCCTTCACGGCACCGCGGTCGCTTCGGCGAGCTGGAACGCGAGCCAGATGATCGCGATCCAGAAGACGAGGATGCCGGCGACACCGAACCAGAAGACCAGCCACTCGCGCTTGGGGGTCTTGGGACTCACGCGCCCATCGGCTCCGCGATCTCGTCCTCGCCGGGGGCGTCGGGGTCCTCCTCTTCGCCGTCCTCGATCTCGTCCTCTTCCTCGTCGGGCTCCGTCGCGGGTGCCGGCGGCTCGAGGGCGGGCTCGGGCTCCTCGACACCGGCCGGGTGCTCGCGCTCGACCTGCTCGCCGGGGGGGCCGAGCGCCTCGACCTCCGCGCGCGCCTCGAGCGCGAGGTTGACGGCGAACTCGACGTCGGGGATCCCTTCCGGGTCGATCGCCGCGGAGGCGACCTGGATGATCCCTTCGCGCTCGAGCGGGTTGAACTCGAGTTGCAGGCCGTCTTCGCACTCGGAGAGGCGGTCGATGATGTAGCCGCCGCGGGCCTCGTCCAACATCGCCGTGAACATGCGGATCCCGGGCAGCAGCGAGTGCTCGGGAGCGGTCCACTCCCTGCCCTCGATCGCCGCCTGCATCTCCTCGTCGCCCATCTCGTCCAAGCCGCGATCGAACGCCTCGCGGTCCTCCTCCGACATAGAGACGTCGTCGGCGGTGATCGCCTGGCGCTCGAGCTGATCGCGGGCCTGCTCGAGATGCTCCTCGCCGGGGCCGGCCATCTTCTCCATCTCCGTCGCGACGCGATCGCGCTGACGGGCCTTCCGACGCTGCCTACCGCGTGCCATCAGATCTCCTCGGTCGGGGTTGGACGGGATCCAGCGAACTTCTCGGCGGCGACCTCGAAGCCGATCTGAAAGGACAAGCCGATCTGGCCGTCACCACCGAAGCGGGCCATGAAGTCGCGCATCTCTTCGGGATCAAGCCCCCGGGCCTCGAGCCACTCGTCAATCGTGTGTATCCCGGCGGCGGTCTGCGCCGTCACTCGATTTGCGACCTCGAGGATCATGAGATCGGCCAGAGTTGATCGAGGATCTCTTTCTCGCGCCGCTTCAGCACCCGACAGCGCTGCTCGAACTCGCGGCGCTTGACGCCGTCGATCTCGTTTTCGGCTTTGACGTGCTGGGCGTGATCCTCTTCGCGGACGATCGACAGCTCGGTGAACAGCGCCGTGCGGTTGACGTCCTTGTAGTCGATCCCGCGGGCGACCAGGAGCCGGGTCAGGAAGTCGAGATCGAGCAGCGGGCCGTCCGGCGTGTAGACGATCGAGTCGCGAACCAGAGGGGTCAGCCGCTCGAGCAGCTCGGCGACTTCTTCGGCGGGGCTCAGCTCGGGGACCGGAGGGGCGTTATTTGCCATCCGGCGGCGCCCCGTTCTTGCAGCCCTCGCAGACCCAATCGTCGTCCTTGCGCTCGATCACCCGAAAGGCGCGGTCACCCCTGGCGAAGACCCGGCCGCAGCGGAAGGCGCACTCTTCGCCGGCAGCGGGCGGGTAGTTGTTGCCCCTCGCGTGGACGACCGTCTCGGCCCAGGCATTCAGCTCAGTCGCCATCGGGCTCTTTCCGCATATGGCCGCCGATGCAGAGCGCGACGAAGGCGAGCATGTTGTTCCGATCGCGGGGGGTCTCGATCTCGTCGGCCTGCTCCACGACGGCGTCTGCCAGGGCTTGCAGCTCGTCGGCGACCTCTACTCCGAGTTCGGAGGCGAGCCCGCGACGGACGGTGTCACCGCGCCAGGGACCGGGCTTAGCCATCAGTCGTCAGCTCCGAAGAAGAACATCAGCGCGAGAATCAGACCGCCGAGCGCGCCGATCCCGGTGTGCGTCGCCGCGCCGCCGATCACCAACGCAGCGCCGCTGATAATCCACGCGGGGCCGGTCTTCATGCCCGTTCCTCCAAAGCGCCGATCAGGCCCCTGAGCGCCTCCGGTCCCAGCAGGACGTCCAACGCGTTGCCGCGGACGACGACCTCGAGAACGGTGCCGCGGTTGCCCTCCCCTTCCGGCCGGATACGGATGAACTCTGCCGCGTCGTCGGTGTAGACGACGGCCTCCTCAGCCATCGAACTCACCCTTGACGACCTTCTCGATCAGCGGCTCGATCTTCGCGTCGCCGTAGCTCGCCCGGTCGCGGTTCAGCATCGCGACCAACTCCATCTTCGGGGTCGCGAGCGGGGTCTTGAAATCCGACCACTTGCCCATCCGAGCTTCGGCGACGACCGACTGCGGATAGCCGACCTTTTCCAGCTCCTCGGCGAGCCGGCGATTGTGGTCGTTACTCGCCATCGGAGACCTCGATCTTGCCTTCCTCGATCAGCGAGGCGAGGCACTCCTCGGGGGTGTCACCGATCCCAAGGATCGAGCCGGCGGCCATTTCCGAGCCCGGCGTCTCCTCGCCGAAGTTGAGCATCGCCGACCAATGGGGGCCGCCGGTCTGCGAATAGCCGAGAGAGAAAACGCCGTCCCTCTCCCGACAGAACTTCGCGATCGCAGCGAGCTGGTTCTCGAGCATCAGTCGGTGACCGGGTCGTAGGTGGCGCCGAAGATCGAGTCCTTGCAGGGGTAGAACTCGCCCTCGACGCCTTGGATGATCCAGTCGCCGGGCTGGGCGGCGTGATCGCCCTCGAGGGTGTGGATCACGATGTGCGGGCCGACCACGATCGCCCCCTCGAAGGCGCGCTCGTCGGGCTGGGCCATCATGTGGCTCTCGCCCTCGCACCAAGTGGCGATCTCGAGGCACAGCTCGAGGTATTCCTCGATCGAGTCGCCCGGCCCCATCGGCAGATGGATCGCCGAGATCTCGACCGGCTTCTTGCGGTAGCGCTTGATCTGCACGTCCATCAGGCACCCCCGCCGGCATCGGGATCGAGGAACAGGGTCGCATCGGGCCTGATCCCCGCTTCGGAGAGCGGGTTGGCGGCATTCAGCGCCGTCCCCTGTCGCGTGCGCAGCGTCCAGCCGGCGATCCCGGTGAACGGAAGCTGCCTGCGATGCAGGGCCTCCTCGATCAGTTCGCCGACCGCGCAATCGGAGGCGATCGTGATCTCGGTCGCGGATCCGGAGACGACGATCGTCAGCATGAACATCTCGGTCACGGTCTCCGATTCGGGGTTGATCCGGAAGACCCGGTTGTCGATCCGCACACAGTGCGGCGGCAGGCTGTCGTCGGTCGCGGCCTCGATCCCGGCGAAGGGCCGGCTGTAGTCGGCCGCACCGTCGTCGCTGTCGGCGACCTCGCCCTTCCAGTGCGGGGAGGCGTCCTCGGCGATCTCGTGCTCGGTCGGCTGACCCGCTTCGACCGCCTCGGCGAGCGAGAGCAGCAGGCCGCTGAGCCCGACCAACGAGGCCCAGGGGTTGCCGTCGGGGCCGATCCCGGCGTGGATCATCGACGGGTCGATCTGGACCAGCGTCGCGTCTGCAGCCTCGGCCTCTTCGGCCTCCTCGAGGGTCTCCCTCGGCAAGGCGGCGATCTTGTCCTCGCGGTCCATGAAGGCGGCAAGGCGCTGGTCGATCGTCAGGATCCTCGGGCCATCGACCCGGGGGACGCCTTCCTCGTCCAACATCACCATCGCCCTCGAGGCGGGGGCGCCGGCCTCGTCGGGATCGCGGGAGGCGCCGATCCGATCGAAGTGGGCGGCGTAGCGCTCGCAGAGCACACGGACGCGCTGGGTGATCGACTGACCGCGCGAGATCGAGACCCGGTCCAGCTCGTTGCCGATCTGCACGCCGAGCCCCTCGAAGCGGCGGACCCGAGCCCGCAGCTCGTCGCCCAGCTCCTCCAACTCGCCGATCCGCTTCCAGCGTTCCTCGCAGATCCCCTCGAGCCGGTCAATCGTCTTCTGGGCCCGCTGACCGCGGAGGTCGTCCTCGGAGCCGATCAGGGCGGCCTCGATCGCGTCGGCGATCATCAGCGGCGTGGTCTGCCCGTTGGTGCGCTGAGAGAGCAGCCTGACCGTGTTGCGGACCAGTGCCCGTCGCGTCCCCTCGGTGGGCTCCTCGCCCATCCAAGCGAAGTCACGCAGGGCCGCCAAGAAGGCCGGGATCTGCTCCTCGGGAACGGGAAAGGCGCTGTCGTCGCTGTGCATCTTGCGGATCGCCTCGCCCGACGTCGGTGCGTCGTCGCCCTTGGGCATCGCGCCCAGGAGGCCGGGGTCACCGAGAGCGGAATTGTGCAGGGCCGTCTCGACCGCGTCGGCAAGCCGCTTGGCTGCCGCGTTGGGACCGCCGGGGCCGGGATTGATACCGCCGTGGCTGCGGATCGTCTCGAAGATCAACGCACGCCGGCTGCCCTTCGCCGGATCGGGAGCGGCTTTCTTCTGCTCGTCGCTCGTGTCGCTCATACGGGCAGCTCCGCGTCGGAACTGCTCAGCGCGGCGACCTCGCCGATCGGCCCCTCAACGAGGACCGGGGCGAATTCGACCTTCTTGCCCGACTCGAGGAAAGCCTTGGCCGCGGCAGCCTCGCCGATCGTCGCCTTGATCCCCTCGTAGCTCGGCGACCAGTACGCCTTGAACTCGTAGTCGATCACTTCGCCTGCGGCCGACTGCAACTTCACCATCCAAATCCTGATCTTGCGCTTCAGCACGTCTCCTCCTCGGTCGGGTGAACGGCGGCAACCTAACACGGTCCACGGCGGA